GCGATTTGGAACATTGCGCAATAGGGAGCAATTCCCTCTTGACGTAGGTTAGCCTGCTCGCCGTGAATTGGATTCCACGGCGTATGTCCGAAGCCTGGCGCACTTACTTTCCGCTTCCTGAACACAGGTCGTCACCGGAATCCTTCCTATCGCACATCGCAAAGAAGACGTGCGCTTGTGATTGCGGCAATAACTGCGGTCGCGGTTGCCCCGTCATTTACCGCCGTAGTGATTCTCACGTCCAGGATATCTCCAGGAGATAGCCCAGTTGGGGTTATCACGAAATCAATGTCAGCGAACGTGGTGCTATTGATGGTCGTAGCTGCCGTTGCCACCAAATCAGAGCCAATCGCGTCGTCTGGGTCAGCTTGGAGCTTGTAAGCCTCGCAGTCGAGCGTTGCAGTAGTGTCGGAGACAGTGGTTATCATCCCCGCCTTAAATCGCAACGTGACAGTTTGTCCCGCCTGATACTCCCACGGAAGCTGTACGAGTACACGCGCTCGGTTCAGCGTCGGGCTTACAGCCTCAGCCTTCAGGTCTTCCGTTCGCAACGATGGTGTTGCAGTCCCAAACGTTCCGCCAACAAGTCCAAGGTCGTCTGTAGCGGGCGTTCCTGGTAAGGGAGTCTGCATGGCATCCCACACTCGGAAGTCTGTCAGAGGAATGGGGAAATCCTGCAGTTCTGCCAATGCCAATATGTTGGCTTTGGCTACTGGTGGCGATAGCGTGCCGTTTAGGCGAATATTGCCTGCCACGATGATATCGCCCGGGAAGCTAGTTGGATTAGCCATGTCAATTTTTCCTTGGAAAATAGAGTTTAGAACGAAAGTTTTGTCCCCAATTGGGGACGATTTCTAGGGTTGCAACCATCCGCTCGAACTGTCGCCGATTGCGGAAACAACTCTCGCCGAGTCGTTCCACGTCGGACCCTCATCCGTACGGTCCTTCACAAAATTGTACAATCCGATAAGAAGCTGGTTTCTAGTGTCTAGTTGGTACGCCATTAGCTGTCGGTTTTCGACAGCAATAGACTTCCATCCCTCAAGCCGCTGCACCGCAGTATTCATCCTCTCGGCGATTGCTTTGTGCTTGTGCTCTGCTAACGTGTTGGCGTTTTGCATGAGTAGGTTCGAGAAGCGTTCCTTGCCACTCAGGAATCCACTGAGCGCTGTCTGAAGCTGTTGCAGAAGAATGTCCCTCTGAGACATTTCCGAGCGTGTAACCGTCTGCTTGGCGGTGTGCTGGCGTTCGGCGGCTTCCACGAACAGTTGCTTAACTTGCTGCAATTGCTCGTAAAGTTTGTGTGTCTCTGAATTGGACCACTTCGCGTAGACGTCTCGAAGCTGGTAAACCCGGTCGGCAGCGTCAATTGTCCTTTGCCGAACATCCTGAATCTGTGCGTAAAGGCGCGATTGGACTTCAATTCCAAGCCGTTCGCTGGCATCCTTGGCGCTGTAAATGGCTTGCTTGCCTGAAAGTGTGCGATTCCGAACATCTTGCAGGAGAGCGTAGACACCGCTGATTAGTGACGCCTGATACCGAAGAACTTCCTGCCGAACCGTGTGAAGCTGGTTTTCACCGTCCATGTTCCGCGTTCTCATGCCCAATTGCTGCTCGTACAGTTTGTGCTCGTTGTCGGCAGTCTGAGTGCGCATGAGCCTCTGTTGCTCGTACAGCCTATGCTCGTTATCCATCGTCTGGGCACGAACGCTGCGATTCTGTTCGTAGAGCTTGTGCTGATTGTCGAACCGCTCTCGATTCAAGCGGTCGTTGAGCATTTGAATCTGCTCGTCTCTGTCTCGAGTGTTTCGCTCTGTGATGTCAGTTATCAGCGTCGAAGTAGACAAGCCGCGGCTGACCAGCATTTGCAATTGCGTTGACAGCCTTGCCAGAAACTCCTCGTTGATTCGGGCGAGTTCCGTTGCTCCAAGCCCATCAAGGAAGCCCCTCGCCGCGCTATCGTGGACTAGATAATCGCTAGCCAGTGAATCCGTAATGCCTCTGGTTTCCGAAGCGTGCGGTGTGTAGTCAGTCGCCAGGAAGGCAATAATGCTTCTGGTGAGCGTTGCGTGTGTGGAATAATCCGTCGCCAACAGGTCCAAGATGGCTTGGTAATCAACAGCATGCGTGCTGACGAGTGAACCGGCGCTAGTCTGAATTGCACCCAAGTCGGTATCAACAGACTGGTAGTCGGCGTCCAGTGCCGTCAGAATCGTGTCTACCGCCGTTGTGTAGGTACTGACGTTTGCAGCTACGTTTGCCAGCAAAGCATCAATATCCGCTTCGTGAGCATTGTAATTCGTGGTGAGTGCGTCGAACTGCTGAATGTAATCGGCAACGTGAGTGTCTAGCACCGTTCCAAGTCCAGCGACTTCCGCTAGAACACTTGTTATGTGCGCAGTAACGTTCGCTTCCAGTTCAGTGAGCCGACTATCGTACTCGGTGATGTACGCCTGCAGGTTTGTGTCTTGTTCCGTCAATAGCGTGTTGATTGTGACTGCATTGGCTGCTGCGTTGGTTTCCAGTTCATCCAACCGCGAATCCATCACAACCAAAGCGGTTTTCGCCTCCGCTGCATCAAGAGCCAATTGCGACTGATTGTCTGCAATAAGCGTTTCAACCGCATCCATGTAGGAATCAAGGTCAGTCAGGAACATTCCCGCCTGTGCGTTCTGCTCCGTTGTCTGTGCGTCAAACTGGTCGTGAGAACTGGCAATCATATCCGTCCAGTTGGTCAGCACCTCGTTGTACCGGACTTGATTGGCGCTTCGGGCTTCGTTGGCGGCAATCGTGTAGGAATTGCACAGGCTCAGCAAAACCTCTAAAGGCTTCATGCCCTCCTTGGTCAGAGCGAAGTAATTGGTGGGCGGAACTGTCGTTGTGTCCTGGGTGATTCCAGTGACTTCGTACCCCTGTGCAACCAACCATCCCATCACGTTTTCAGGGACTTGGGAAACAGTCTGCGTGCTCCACCAAATACTCAGAAATGGATTGAGGACGCTAGGCAGAATTATCGGACTCTGCCCTGGGCTTTGTTCAGGTACGTCTGGAATAGTCATGCCTTATCTCCATTTCCCCGATGCAATAAACTCACACGAAGCACCTTCCCACCCCCACGTTCCACTGGATGATAGCAGCAAAATCATGAACAATCCCCTAGCACGCGGATAGCTTCGATGATTCACGCCCGCAGTCCAAGTTCCGCTACTGTGAATGTTCGTTGGCGTGCCACCAGCCACCAACGTATCAATAGCAGCCTTCGCACTCACGCTGACTTGCTCTGCTGTGTCGGCAACCAGAACTCGCCAAGTCACGTCAGCCGAGTTTGCAGCCGTGATTCCGTGTACTCTCAGTAGGCGTCCATGCGTCTCTTTGTCGTTCATCTGAAGCGGACCAATTGCAACGTGTGAACCAGCACCCACTTTGAATGGCCAGAACGCTTGTCGCTCAGTTTCGAATAACCATGAAACAGATGCCGTTGGAATGTGGATGTAGACGCTCCGTAATCCGTGGTCGTATTCAAGCACCGTGTTTACGTCTGTCACCCCTGTTAGCTGCTCAGGAATCAAATCCTCAGAAAGTGCTTGCAAACCGTCACCGCTAGCGCCAACAGTGTAGACCCCATGCGAAGAAAGGAAGTAATACCTGTCCAAATGGTCTCTGCACCAAGCTCTGGCGCCGACGATTCCCACGTCCCTGGAAATGTTCTGCAGTCCACCATCGGCAGTCGGGTCTCCGCGAACCACCCATAGCGAAGTGGCGGTTGCCGCCAGCATGTAGCCGTCTTTATGTGGCAAAAGTGCCGTGATATTCCCGCCAAGCTCTCCAGCCTCGGACAACTGAATCACGAACGGACGCCCCACGTCGCTAATATCAGCACTCATTGCCCAGCTAGTGTACGTGCCTTGACGACTTGCGTAGATTGCCTGGCTGACTGGACGAATGTATCTGTCGCGATAGACGCAATCAGCGCCGTGGCTACTTCCTGGTGCCGAACCTCCAGGGGAAGCTACCAAGTAACCGCCCGAGTGGAAAACTCCGACTTGCGCAGCCGCAGCAGTCGGAGTCCACGAACCACCGCGAAGACGCTTTGTAAAGTCCTCTGTGCGACAATTCAAACTCCATGGCGACGTGTAGCGTTCTCTCTTTCCAACTTCTTGCCGGAAAGATAGCCCGCGTCCAGTACCATTTGGAAACTGAAGTTCTTTTGACGCCACGACATACCTTTACTATCCGACTCGATAGCCGACGAAGGAGGTAGCGCCAGTCATTCTGAATATCCAAGTTCCATATCCATTGAACGTGGAGGCATCAGGTCCGACTGTGACGTTGCCGACGAACGTAACGTTTCCGTCACCTGCCGTTAGCGTACTGATGTCATCCGCACCAGTTCCGATGGTTATGACGTGCAGACGGAAAGCGTCGCCTATGGTGACACCAGCGGGAAGCACGGCTGCAATCTGAGCTCCGGTTGGAGTGGTCAGAGTCCGACCAGTGGTAACAGTGTGGACGACAATTCCATTCACGAAATCGGCTGCTGCAATCGCTTGATTTCCATCAGCTTCTGCGGTGGGTGCGTCTTGCGCGAAGAACGTATCGCCTCGCAGGATAGCCGTATTGGCAACCGTCAGCGCATCGAAGCTTCCAGTCTCGACTGCGATGTTCGTGCCTTCCTGAGTAATCGCCGACCACTGGTATGTCGTTCCAGTCTTGACTGAAAGGAAAACAACCAAGTCGCCTGCGTCTGCAAACGTAATCGACGTGTCCCCGTCCGCGTTGTATCCGCCGGTGACAGTCAAGGTTAGATCACCGCCATCCGTGTCGAGCACGATAGAGACAAGAATGCCAGCTTTGTCTGGTCTGGCAAGCGTTCTGGTTTCCGCTCCTGCGGTTACGATGAGGAATTGCTGACCCCACACGGTAGGCGAAATGGTCCCAGCGTTCCCAGGATCTTTGCCGATGCCTGGACCAACGCTCTCAAACCCGCGATACAAATCTCGTAAAACTCTGTGTGCCGACATGGCAAATATCCTTTCAAAAAATGGTTCTGGAGATACCTAAACTCTAAAGGAGTAAAACAACACTAATACGGTGAATCGACACTAAAGATGGCTTCAATTGAACCCACACCGCCGCTGCCACCTTGGGCAACAACGATTTTTATTCGCTCGTCCTTGATTGGTATGGACTGAGCTGCAACTGTTCCTGCCGCTCCATCCGCAACCGCGTTTGGAAATGCGCGAGGATAGTACCACACTGTACTTGTTCCTGCGTCTGATTTCGCCATGATTGGGATACCGCTTGTCTCGCCGGTAATGGTCAAGTCTGCACCAGTGGCAATTGTTCCAGGAGTGTACTTCAGCGCAACGAGAAATCCGTTTGGCTTCCGGTTAGGTCCGTGCTCCAGATAGACAGTAGCAGCACCGCCTGAATCTGTAGTAATGTCAGCTTTGGCTGATGAAAACATGGTATTGTCTCGTTTCTAATGATTCTCGTTTACTGCAGGTAGCCGTTAATGGAAACCGAACCAATTCGCTGTTCTCGCAGCCGATACGCATAATCTACCACACTGAATCTGCCGCGGTCGCCAATGTCTGGACCTAAACTCGTCGGGCTAGAACGCTCTTGGTCGTCTCGAATAGCCAGTCCAATCAGTTCCATGAACCGCTTTTCGTGCACGTGTTCTCTCTCTTCGAAGTTATGCTCCGCTGACGCCAAACACGCCTCAAGTATAACCTGACTCAGCAATTCTCCTCCAATGGCATAGAGGTTCACTTCGTCGAGTAAGACAGGACGCAGAATCATCGGCACCCTAAGAGTGTAAGCCTGATTTGGTGTTGGGTACAGCGCCAGCACCTTGCGACTGCCTACTGTTGGGTCGAACGTTACCGTCCTAACCGAATAAAGTAAGGGTCGGTCAAACTCTGGGTTATTCCCCTCAAGCTGCCGAATTGTCGCGTCATGCCTCCATTTTACCGGAGGATACCAGCAGTCCGGACTTGGGTAGTACGTCAAGTCGCTATCGTTCGAAACTGAGTCAAACGCCGCATCCAACGGTACTTCCGGTCTCGCCAATTGGAAGCTCGCCGCGGTGGAAACAGTCGCCGACGTTGAATCCAGCGTGATTTGGGTGTCGCTGTCCCGACTTGCCACCGAATAGTATTGATTGCTGACCTTCAGGACGCCAGAAGCAGCCCACGATGGGAATGTGCCTCCTGTCAGCGTCACAACACCAGAAGCGACTGTGATTGTTCCTGTGGCGTATGGTGCGGTCGTAACCACGTCTGCAATTGGATGCAGGAAGGACCAGTCGTGTGCGGAGTAAACCCTTCTCAGACCATCGCTAACGCAATCGCTAATGTCCGCCGTTTGGTCAGCCGAAAAGCCAGTTCGAATCCCGAACAGGTAATGACCAACACGCTGATTCAGACTGGAATAGCTGCTGACTACTTCGCTGCTGGTGGACCTCGCTGGAATGTCCACTTCCAAGTGGTAAGTAGCGCCAAGATAGACAATCTCAACGTAGGCTGTGTAGGCAACGTCCACCACGTCGTCAAACGAATACTCGTAGACGCCTGTTGCGCTGTTGGTCATGTTCGTACCATCAGCCACAACTACCGCATCGGTGTCGTTTCGCTTGACTCCAAACGTCCCTGTTGGGTCAGACAGCTTTGCCGTGGTGACGTTGGTAAGAACATCGTCAACACGCCACGACTTGGATATGATTCTAGAAGCCATTTAATCAGCCTCGACTATGGTTGTGCTTGTTGTGATGCTGACGGTTCCACCACCAACAGCCCCAATGTTTACCGTAAGAAACCCGTAATTTCCATCGTCGTCAATGAGCTTGTACGTCACTTCGACGGGGATAATCGTAGTCGCGTCTGCCGCACGGTCAGCGATGTTATAGGCAATCGAATACCTTCCAGACCGAACAAGCGTTATAGCACCTGAGAGCGTCGAGTAACTTGCTTGCCCTGGAAATATCCGCTGGCTTGAACCGAGAGCGAACGTTGTTCCTATGTTGGTCCAGTCGAACTCTATCGGTCTAACGTCATCAAGTCCACGCTGTGGAGATTCCAAGTTATTTGCGCTAGCTGCTATGCTCGATGCGTATTCACTTGGTTCAAGCGTGTCGAATGTTCCGCTATCCGCCGAAATGAGAACCCAACCAGCGTAGTGCAGTTCGTTAGTGTCTGAGTAGTAAAGCACCTTTAAGTACGAACCTTGCGGCAATGCCTCGGCAACATCGAACGTGGAAACGTCGAGCGTACCAACAGTGACAGCATCACCCAATCCGTTCAGAATCGTCGGGTCGTTACCAGCGATAACCTTAGCGGTCAGTGCTACGCCGCTTAGGTCATCGGAGTATCGAAGTAGTTGTGAACGGATAGTGATTGTCATGCTATTATCCAGTTAGTTCCATCGCTAAACACCTTCACGCGATTCGCTCCTCCACCGCTTACTGTAGCACCGTAATTTCCAGAAGCAGCAACTGACGAATCAGTTACCTGTGCTACAGAACCGGCGCTCGCAGCAGCGCTAGGCAGCGTACCAACCGTGTACGCCTTCAACGCAAGCAATCCACCGAGAGTTACGTTTCCACCGCTAGCAACCTGGAATTCAACAGTTCCGCCACTCGTTCGGCAGTTGATGTAATCCCCTGGCGACGTTGCCCCGCCAGTGATTGCGACACCGCCATAGCCAGATGTTGCAGTAGCACCATTGACGTGGAAGACGTACGACAATGCTGGTGCTTGGTTCCCTGGACCAAGAGCAGCCCTGCCGTTAGAGCCAAGTGTGAAGCGATTTTCGCCAGCTTGCTGGAAGTAAATGTTCCTTGAACCTGACCCGGTATTCTGGTTTCCGTAGTATGTATGTCCCGCTGTGGTGTTAGACCGAAACCCAGGAGCTCCTGACGTAGGGTCTATCGACAGAGGACCGTATGTGGTTGCTGAAGCACCAAAGCTCCATGTATTCGCACCGGCAATAGCGATAATAATGACATTGGCTGATGTTCGGTAAAACCCTGTGTTGGTCGCGCCTGCAAACGACAACGACAAGTCAGTTAATAATCCGTCCTGAAGTTCTAATCTATCAGTGAACTCATTCTGTCCAGTGAAAACATTGTCTGCAGCAAGCAATGCTGTCTCAGTTGAGATTGAAAAGCCAAGCCCTTCAATAATCTCAGTGGTGACGGCGGCAGCCGATTGACTTAGTGGAGTAAGCATAATTTACAGAATTACTCCTGGGATAAAGTTCTTAGCGTATTTGTTCCCAAGAGAAAGCGTGTCTCCGTTGATTGGTCCGTACAGTTTCAACTGAGCATCGGCAGTCGTATTTGCGTCACCAGCGACAACATAGCCTGCTTTATTCTTCTGAGCGCCGTTTGCGTTGTCTGTACTTGTCGTGAATGGATTTATGTAGGTCGGGTTTCTAACCACGCAACCAGTATCGATTCCTGCCGTTCCGCCACCGACAACGATGTTCGTGAATATCCTGTTCGCCGACACGCGAGGCAGTGCCGTGTACTCCATGCGGAAATTGTCAATCAAACATCCGCCATCAGTTCCAACTT